CATCGACAAACTGGCTCAATCCGTCAGCATCCGTCAAATCCGGGGTTATGGTGTAGCTACCGTCACCGTTGTTGCTCCACTCCTTGACCGTGCATCCACCTCCGGGAGAGGCACACATACGTCCCTTGAAATAGGTCACACGGTTATAGGCAATCTCCGGAACAAACAGACGCTTCCTAAATATGCCTTCCTCCATCTCGAGAATGCCGTTCTTGTCGATGCACCCTCCGGAAATACCGGTGATGAATTCGCCGAACTTGACCCAATCTCCGAAGGTAATCGGAAAAGGAGTGCCGTCAGCCTGGTCTTTGCGGAGGAACACCTTTGATAATTCCTCGATGCTCATTCCTTGTTGAATGAGTTCAAGAATGCCAATAAATGTCCGTCCAACCCTCTCTGCGGTATTCTCTCCCTCAGAAGAGGCGTTCCTTATCTGTAGAGCAAGTTTCCTTAATATGTCAAGTGTATCAGGCATTATTCACCAAGTACTCTAAAAGTTACACGATTAGCATTAATCCCTCCATTTCCTCTATACAGCGGAAAGTCTTTTTTGTTATCATTCAAATACCGAACACATTCTTTCATATACCTATCAGCAACAAAGAAAGCATCATTATAAGCTATAAGTTTCTCCTTAAAATCAGAACGCGATGAATATTCGTTATCTTTATTGACAAATCCAAAACGGGTCACATTTCCATCTCCATTTTTCACGATACGAGCATAGGTATAATATGCTAATGTCGTTTTCAGCCCTACAAAGGAACGTTTGCCTCCACATTCTATGGTATAAGAACTACCATTAAGCAACTCACTATAATTTTCCGGATGTTCTTTCACATCTAAGAATAAAGCATCACCCAAAGCTGACTTCAAATCAATGTTCTCCGACTCCCGAATATATGCCTCTATCTTTTCCGTATCGATGTGTATTGACATCGTACGAGCCAACTTATAGACCTCATCTGTTGTTATTAGACATCGCAGCATTTCTTATATATTTAAGAGGTTGTACACTAAAGTCATTGGAAGGATTGAGAGGTTCATACCAATGCGCAAAAATTTTCTGAAAAGCCCGTTCAATCATGCGTTGTTGCTTTGACACAATAGAGTTATAGTATTCAAAAGCATCTTCCAATATATCCCCAGAAAAACCAACCTTACCAATCCGGATACAATACCAAGGCTCCTGCCCGAAAGCTGAATAAATACGTTCAACTACACTGGCATCAGTAACGGTAAACTCCTTATCATAATTTTTAGGACTAATATCCACAAACTCCGGTTTTTCTTCATCAGATTCCAAGGTTACCTCTAAGACCTTTGTCGCATTGGTGTCTCCTTGTAATTGCACAATAGTATCAGAAAAACCAGTATCTTCGTTAGTCCTATCCTCTTTTATAGGATTTCCGTTTTCATCAAAACGTACCGAAGAAGCACCTTTCTTTGTAATTATCATCCCGGAAGGCATGAAGTTACAGCGCACATTACGATACTTCACATTGGCTAATCCCTCATCCGTACTCATTTCCGTAATCACACGGTCAGCTCTTCCGATAGGATACACGAATTTCCCTGTGTTGCTAATCCATAGTATCTGCCCCTTATAGTTTTCAATCCCTCCGGCAGCCCGAATTTGCGCATAGACCACCTCTTTACGTGGATTAAATACATCTATAAACTCTACATTTTCTGGTATTACCTTTATGGCTTTTCCCTGACGGGTTTTCTTTCCTGTCCAATCCGGATGAACTGCGATTTTTGCGATATATCCGGATTCATCCTCCTCCAACAAACGGCAATTTTCAAAGGGGATGTGCTGTACTTCCACTATATCTGCGAACATATTATAATTAACATGTATCGCCATCCCATCGTAATCAGCAACATCCTTGCAGACGAAAGCATGGATGTCATCTGCCGTATCTCCACGGCGGTTAACCACATATTCAGAAAAAGCAACCTCACGAAACCCATTTCCCTCTATGAAATTGGCATAACGTTCTGCACATTCACTACCCGTTGAACTCGCAGCGATGATATTTCTTAGATGTTGGGGATATAAATTATCATCACCGTAGCTTTGGATGCCAAGATTACGTAAATAGCCCGTGTCAACACGCCTATTACTCTTCTTCTTTAATTCATTTACATTCATCGTTCCGTGAGGTTGTTCTTTATTTCACCGTTTCTACGGCTTCTATAGTCTGCTTAGAGTCAACTACAGATTGAGCCTCTTTAATATGAGCATCCAATACTTTAGCTGTAACTTTCTTCCCGTTCAGTTTATAAGTCTTGAACGCATCTCTCACAAACTCAGAAGTAGCACCTTCCACTTCAAAGGCTTTCACCAATTCTGAAACCAAAGTTTCATCCAATGGTAAAGCAGGACTCATCCGTCTTTCAACCCTTTTCTCCCAATCGGAAGGCGTTGAAGCAAAAAAGACTATCCCTTTAGGATTTTCCGCAAGATACCTTTCTGCCGCTTCGTCAGTAAGATTGTTGTTGGTGTACATTTCACTACTTCCAAAGCCTACTTGGAGCAATACACCATTTTTCAATGCATAACTTGATTTTTCTTTCATTTTTCCATATCTTTTTAAGTACGAATACATTTCAATCACAGCGTCACGATAGCAATCACCACATGAGGTCTTGGTAAATGTCCTACCAAGAACTTCATGAAACATCAGTTCAATGTCTGATTTATCAGAAGAAGAAAGGGAGACCTTATCCCCCAATCTCTTCAACTTATCAACCATCTCCAAGACAAGCATATTCCCTCCTATGCTGCCGGTTCAGCCGTCAAAGTGTTGACAGCAGTCTTAGTTGCTTCATAACTCGTCTTGAACAAGAATAATGCAGATTTAGGCGTTTTCTGCTCTTCCAAGGTAACAGCCCATCCACCTTCAGTATCCTCGCTATACTTATCGTTGTCGATAGCTGTAGCTGTAAGCCCTTGGTAGTAACCATACACCTGAAAAGCGGCATCACCAGGGTTTCCTTCTTTCTGTAAACCCTTATATTTATTCTCCAACACCACAACATAGGTACCGTTAGCCAATCCGTCAATAACATCAGCGCATACATCCGGGTCGTTTGCCAATATCACAATCGCGACAGTATTGGTAAACGAACTACGATATGTGCCAGCCACTAATGAGGTCTTTGTACCCGTAAATGGATTTTTACCAGGAACAACAACCTTATAAGCCTTCTTCCCGGTTTTCATAGCCAGCGTTTCAATCACATTCTTTTTTGTAGAATTGAATACTGTGGCTGCAAAGTCCACATCCGCACGATTCATTATTACCCCTTCCTGCTCCAATCCTTGTACTACTGGATCATCACACGACGGAACAATATCTTTCTTTAAAATATCATCACATACTCCCATAGAATACCTCCTTTTGTCAATATGCTACTTGCACCAAGTTGTCCTCGCCAATCATAGAACCGAGTTTACCAGTAGAATAGATATAATTCTTACGGGGTTTTCTTTCAAACCAGATATCAAGGTCAGATATCGGGTTATCGCCTTCACAACCGTACATTAAATTGTCCGGAGAACATAGAACCGCACGGTGAGGAAGGTTCAGTTTCGTTTTATCGTTCTGATACGCTTGAATAAATCTATCCCAAATAGAACATTTTACGACCGTAACGCCGTCATACTCTCCTACTTCAAGGCCGTCAAAAATGACCGTCCAAGGCATAATAACCTTATATTTCTCCCTCACATCACGTGACAAAGAATCACATAATGATTTTGTAGCAAAAATCGCATGTCCGGACTTTTGGAAAATACGACTATCCGCATCTTCAAGCATCGCGTCAAATACAGATGTAGCAGCTCCCAGTTCCTTCATTTTAGACTTCTGCAAAGCGTAGGATGCTTCGGAATTAGCGGAAATGACAGTATGCTGGCCGGAATTCTCCGTACATATGGCAAACAAGCGTTTAAAGAAACCGTCACATGTCTTGAACAATTCTACATTCAATCCATCCGTAATTTGACCGGAACCGTCAATATTAGCAGCATCCTTGTCTCCAAACCAAGTAAAGCGCCATAACATTTTCATCATTGCTTCCGTCAGTTTTGGAAGGACAATCCCATCCATATATTCAGTAGAAGTAAGGTCCGCAATATTGGTACCGGTCTTCAAGCAGTACTTTGCAATAGTATTCTCCAAATCCTCATAGCACATTTCCAACGGGACTTGCCAGTCGCCAATTTCCCATACTTTCTGGGCAGCAGCGATAGCCACTTTTTGATATTCAGGGTCACATCCGGCGCCTGCGATACCTACATCCTCCATCTCACCAATGAAGCCAACTTTCTTGCCATTGGTCACTTTAGGCATGAACGTCATAAAACGCTCCATATCCTCATTTTGAAAGACTGTCAGTTCAATCAAGTCTTTCAAATCCTTCACCGCCTGATTGTCTGGCGTCAATTTTGAAAAATCTAAAATAGGCATACTCAATTCTCCTTTCTTTACTTTTTAGCTCTCTTCTCTCTTTCCTCTCTCAACTTTCTTTGAATAGGTGTCTCCTCTGCACTTGCTTGTGTCTCAACAGTATTCTTGAAGGATTGGGTACGCAAAGAGACTCTATAGGTTGAACAATGTTTTGCTAGCCAATTCTCACCTCCTGCCATCTTTACAGCATTCAGTATCTTATTGTCCTCAACTGTACGGGCATTGGTTTTCAATGCCGCATTTTCCTCTTCAAGTTCTTCAATGCGCGCCTTTAAAGCTTCAATCTCCTCGTCACCGTTTGCTTCTTCCGGGTCTTTGATTTCTGTAATCACTCCGTCTGTTACAATGATAGTCTTACCATCGGGCATAACATGCTCGCCATCGGGGGATGCCGCATCTCCCACCTGCGGTTCTCCTTCTTCACGTTCCACCGTCAGTGTATTACCTTCGGCATCTGTCAGTTCCATAGATACTACCGGAATGTCTTCTATCTTCTGGTAGCCACATTTCGCAAGCAGTCTGTCAATGATAGATTGCTTTACCGTTACTTGTTTCTCTTTGTTCATTTTCTCACTATTAAGTTTATAATCAGTTCCTTTTGCTGTAGTCGGTATAAGAACATCAGATATAAATCCAAGTTGTTTTGCAACCTCACCGCCAAACCATGCCTCCTTGTTCATCTGGATCTCCAAAATGGTCGATTCAACTCCTGTCCGTTCAACATATACAGCCATCATCTTATCCTTTTCCGCTTCCAGACTTGATTTGATGGATTCTATAGTTTCAAGGTCCAATAAATCATCATATCTTGCCAAATATGGTTTGTGGATGAGAAACTTTGCATGAGGATAAGCTTTTCTGCGTTCAAGTGGAGCAGAAAGCAAAATGATGGTAGCCATAGAAGCACATCGTCCAACAACGGTACAGGATATTTCCTTGCCCGACGCACGTAATGCATCATAAATAGCATACCCCTCAACCGTATCACCGCCGCACGAATGGATTTCAATATCAATTTTAGGGTCAGCCGGGTCAAGCCATGAAAGAAAGTATTGGATATCCGGAAACGAAAGCCCCTCGTCACCGGTCAAATACCAATTTTCCATTTTATCCTTATCGGCTACAATGTCCTTGTTAATGTATAATTTAGCCATATCACATAATTGTTTGTAACAAAGGTAGAAAACATGATACGGCTTGAAGAAAATAAGAAGTCTATTCCACTGACACGCTTTGTCAGCAACTTTTTCAAAACAAAAAAAGAGCAGAATAATTCCGCCCCCCTAAACATCCACCTTACTTGAGAACTTATCTATTATCCGATAAATTGTCCTTTCCGCAATATTATACTCATCGGATAAATATTGCATGATATAAGTCTTTTTATGTCCCTCCTTTGACAGACGGACATATTCTTGATACACGGGAATATATTTTACATCCCCGACATCAAGCGAAGCATCCCCCATCATTTGAAGAAGACTCTTATTCAATATCAATAGTTCATATGCTTTCATATACTACCAAGATTTTCAACGTACTTAACCCTATTAGCAACAGAGGTAAACTCTTCCACAGAAACCACCGGAGCAGGCGCCATCATCATACCTTTTGCAACAGCTTTGGCCAACATGTCCTCTCCTAACGCCTGATTGGAAGAAGCTGTTACATTAATGGGAATACCTCCTCCTATCTGATTGAAAGCCGACAATAACGGAGCAAACATCGAGGTTGCAGCAGCCGTCATTACACTTTCACCGTTGGACAACATAGCAGGTATGGAATCACTTATACCGGAACCTGGCCCTTCAACTTTACCTCCTTGTGCAAATTTAGCACTTTTCACCGATTTCATAGCCTTTCCCATAACAGTAGTTACAGATGCCACTACAGTACCTATCGCAGCAAGCATGTCAATCCATGTTGCAGATGAGCGGGTAGCTGTTTCTACGGCTTTGGCAATGGCTACCCCTTGTGCGATAGAAACCTCCGCAATAGCCAGTATTTTCGCCAACTGAGCCATATTCTCGTTATCTCCTGCCGCTTGTTCCAACAAATCAGCAAGATTCCCTGCCAAGACAGAAAGGGATTCACCTTTATTTTGCTGCATCTCCACTTCCTTGTCAATGACCGCCTGCTTTGCATCCAAGTATTCTTGGTCTGCAGCAAGCTGCCTGGCCCGGAATTCGGCATCACTCTCCTCTCCCATCCGTCTCAAGCTGTCTTTCAGTTCAAGCTTCTGCTGTTCCTGCATACGAAGAAGCTCAAGTTCACTATCTCCATTCAATTTAGCTTCTGCCAATTCATTATCCAATCGAAGTTTGAGTGCATCAGCTTGTTTCTTTGCTGTATCATTCTCATGTTGAACGGACAAATCATCAATCTCTTTATTGTACTTCTCCGTGATAGCAAGCTTCATCTGTTCAGTAAGCTCTTTCTGACGGAGTTCTACGTCACGTTGGGCAACAAGTTGCTGTATTTTTAGTTGGTACTCCTGCTCACTTCCAGCTTTTACGGATTCAAGTTGCAGAAAGATTAGTTTCTGCCGGTTCTCCACCTCCTTCATCAGTTGTTCTTCTGATAATTGCTGTAATGCATCATTTTTTTGCTGTTCAAGTGCAATAATCTGCTGATTAAGTGCTTGGCGCATAGTTGCTGTAAGCCCTATTTCAGTACGTAAACGGATACGTAAATCCTCTATCTGACGCTCATACACTCTCTTAGTCTCAATAAATTGTTTTTCTTGGGCATCCTTGACTATCTTCAAGGCTTCATCTTCTGCTTTTCGGATTTCCTCGCGCTCTTTTTCTTTGATGGCAGCCACTTTCTCTGACACAGCTTTCTGCGCTGTGACTATTTCTCCTCTAATCGTATTCTCCTGCTCAAGTAATTCCATAGTTTTAGAGAAATACTCCTTCTCCGCATTGTATTTTGCAGCTTCAAGTTCAGCCAACTTATCATTTGTCTCTGCATCATTTTCTGCCCATTCTGAACGCTTACGAAGAAGCTCAAACTCTCTCGTTGCCAAATCCACATTCCGCTTTGCCTGCTCCTCTTCAAGCTTATTAGCCTGCTTTACGAAAGCAAGTCTCTCCTCTGCCGTGAACTTCTCCTTGTCTTTCGCCTGCTGGCGCAAACGTGCGACCTCCAGCTGGTCTTTAGCATTCTGTACTTGGTCCGTTCGCGCTTGTTTTGCTATGGCTGCTTCTTCCTTAGCTAGTTTGATAGCCTCTCTATTGGCATCGTTAATGTCCCTGATATACTTTCCTATGCCAGGCAATTTTTCTGCCATCTTAGCTATCCATCCAATCATCTTTGCTCCAGACTCAACAACAGATAGAATACCTCCCGCTAATCGTTGAACTATGTTCAAAAGAAAATCAAGTGACCTTGATAATGGAGCGGCAATAATGTTCCAACGATTTGACGCTTCTTCACTGGAATTAATAGCTTTGGATACAAGCATTATCGCTGCAGCAATACTAGCAAGAATAGCAACTATCGGATTCGTCAGTAAAGCTAATAATTGCTTACTAAATCCTATAACAGCTGTTTTCCCAACATTAAAAGCTTGTTTCACTCCCCCAAGTTCTGTTTGCATTTTAATAATTGAATCAAGAAATGGGATATTTGATTGTGCAGCCTTTAAAATAGCAGCTTCATAGTTTCCTACATTCCGATAAAAACGCTGCGTTTCCTCCTCTGCTTCCTTTAACTCCTCGGTGATTGCATTAATATGATTCTGCAGTTCCTTACCTTTAGTGCCTTCTCTTTCTTCTCTACTCAATGCGTCATATGCAGCGGTAGCATTGGAAAGTTCTGCTCGTAAAGCCACAAGGCTACCCTCTTGTTCCTTCTCTAATTTTAATTGATTCTGAACTTGCTTATTCAGCATCCGAATAACATCATTATATTGCTGCGTTGCTATCTTCGTTTCAGACAATTTCAAATTATATTGTTCTCGACTAATCCGCCCAGCCTTCAAGTCATCCTTTAAAGTTTGCTCCCTTTTTCGAAGTACATCCAACTGTGAACGATACTCCGCAATTTTACGAATAGCATCATCATAACGTACTCTAATATCAAGAATCTTTTCTTCTACATTGCTATTTCCCATAACTACACCTCCAATTGTAACAATTTACATTCACATATTCCTGTATCTTCCGCCTTAATGGAAATAATGGCATAATATCTACCATATTGGGCCAAGTAAATTGGAACAGTCATATCCAAGTCTCTCAACTCAATATCATTTATTTCTATCTTTTCTGTGATTACTTTAGGCATATAAATGACCTCACTATAACTTTTGTAATAAGAGTTAATCACAGAAGAAAAATCAAGTTCCTCAAATGTTCCTTTCAGAACATCCGCATCATCTGTACAAAGTAAAATTCTTGGCTCCACTTTCTCTAGAGAAGATTTACCATCACCGTCATACTTATATAACTTTATAGACGCAACGCCACCTGCCATATCAGTACCAGCAAATGGAAGCGTAAGAATATCACGCTCTGAATCCAAAGTGTAATCTAATACTTGTAATGCTCCATCATAAGAGCCATTAACCGTAGAGTCTTCTTTGTAACGCAGATAATTCAGCTGTGCGAAATCATTCAGCCTATATTCCAACATATTAGGTTTATTCTCCCTATAAGTAGCAACAACCTTTTTTGTCCAATCATATGCTCTTGTTTCATTTTCTACAATTGTATCTACAGAAACAAACTCAATGGAATTTGAATCATTCTTACCTGGAACAGCAAAAACACCGAGAATTGCAGCAACAGCTTTAATAAAATCTATCTGTTTTATTTCGGGCAAATTTGCAATAATCGGGAAGTGCCCATATCCTGCATTTATCTCATTATCTATCGAAGGCATCACTTGATCACATATAGCTGTAATGCTAAATGAATTATCCATAGATATACCACCATCATCAATCCACCCTGCGTCAAGTAATCCAAACAAAATCTCCTTACTTTCCTCTAGCGTATCTGTCTCTATATCTGTAAAATCAAAATAGATAGTATAACTATTTGTGTTATGCCTCTCAATCTTGCTATAATCTATAGTTGCAATATCGACTCTTGTATCATCATCCATAATGTAATAAGCAACCAGACATGCTCCATTAGGGTATATAGAAGTGGATACATCAAACGACACATTACCATTCATCAAAATCTTCATATTCGGAGCATTAAGTTTAAAGCCTTGAATATAAATTTTTCCAGAACTACTTTTAAACTTGGTTATAGTCCCATAATAGCTTGAAAACGACTTATCTGCAAAATACAATTTTTCCGGTTCTCCCTTATCAAGACGTCCATGTACATAGTAACTAAACTCTGCATGTAATGCATTTTTTGCAGCATAACTTCTGCTATCATTACGAGTTAATAAGGGTACAAACAATCTACTTAACATAAAAGCGCGATTAGCAGGAAACGTAAAAGTGACACCATTATCTTTCATAATTTGTAACAAAATCCAGGTAACCTTACACCCCGGATGATACCACCCTGTTGTATCTTCCCGCCGTATACCATAGTCTACTTTAGGAATAAAAAAATTACCGGAAGCATCCCCTTCAAAAGAACCTACTTTCCAAAATACATGATAATCTGGAAAATCATCATCAGCAATGACCTCATAATTGTGTCTATCCTTCAAATCACGCAGCGTTTTATTTCCACTTATAATATTTGCAAATCTAGAGACATTACCCCATGAAAGAGCAAATTCAAAAACATCCGATGTAGACAATAAGACCGCAGTTGCGTTATTGAGTATCTCTATCCCGTTACGAAAATAACGAGCATTCAGTTTAATTCTAGGATAAACGATGTCGCATGAAGGTAAATCAGCATGCATGATTGCACACTGATTACGTATAGTATTCGGAAGCTTGATGGTATAAGAATTATTACTTATAATCTTACTCAAATCCGTAAATATATTACTTTTGAAATTGAGCGTTACTTTGGTATCATCATCCAAATCCATCAGTTTATCGCCAATGAATAGCATATCGTTTCTCATAAGCTTTGTACTCTTGTTTCTGGTAATATGATTGTTGCTACGAAATCCTGCAATACGGCTCTTGTCTTATTGAAATTACCAACAGATACATTCACCGCCTTCCAGCTATCAACTCCATTCACATTTTTACCTGCATACATATCAACAACGGGTGACAACGCGAGTTGAAACAAGAAATCAAACGTTTCTGAGTCCACTAAAGGAGCACAAACCAGCAATGTATTCTCTTCTGTTTTTCTCTGCTTACGTCCTGCCCCTCCATGATAGCCATTAACATAGTTATAGTCTTGCATATTATTACGAATGAATTCACCATCATTAGAAATTTGTTTGCTTTCATCACCACGTTTAAACAACCAATAGCAATAAAAACCATGACGATTTATCCAACGTAAATAAATTCCATCCGTGCATTCATCAACTAAAAGCCTCACATTTGCGGCCACATTCGTCAATGCGTGAAAAGTAAAGTCAAAGGTATTATCGAATACACTTGCTCCCGTACTGGTTCCAGGGAGATTCAAAACAACATCCCTATTCGCATCAATACCCTGCAAAGTAAGATTATACACTTTGCGGTCAGACAATATGATGGACGGCAAAACTTGACCGTCAGCAGTCACACTAACAGTACCGGTCCCCGCAGTGTACATACCGACCGTAAATGGTAAGTTCCTAAACCATGTTAGAATACGGTCACCATTATATCTTTCGCCGACTTTCATTGCGCCCCAAATAATAAAAGTATTAAACTGGAAACTTTCTCCGATAGTGCTATCAGACGTATACATATCCACTTCAACAGAGAACAGACGCCCAAGCTGACTATCTTGTGGAATAGAGGATTGATAGTCAATCTTGCCAAACTCCGTTGCATCAAAAGCCGATTGCATATAGAAAGACAGATCAAAGAAACATGCGGTTTTAAATAATGCACGTTTTTCCTTATATTCCTTTCCGGTAAGGACGTCGGTTATCGTTGCTTCCACCCATGCCCAAGTATATCCACTAATATTTATCACTACCGGATTGAAACAGAAAGATATTTCATCCGGATACTCGATTGTAGTATTTCCTATCTTATGCGTCCTCATTACTATGCAAATTTATATGTTGTACATCGTTCAGAAAAACACCAAACACACGGTCCATAATATCTCGTATCGCTTGTGTAACACTCGTTGAATATACATCCTCATGCGTTCCAGAGTGATAAAGCCTAGTACCCTCATTTGCAATCTTACGAGCTACGAGATAAGCAAACGATTTAGGCTTTTCTACTTGAATCCTCTTATCCACCACCCATTGCTGAATTATTTGATAAAAACCTTTTGGGATTTTTCCCGGTCCGCGTCCTGTTTCCAAAACTCCAAAAGCCTGTCTACCGAATAAAACACCATGATTATCATCGACTACGACATGCAGGCTCTTGATGGTTCTTCCGCTTGCACGCTGTCCAGCTTGTATATGATTCTCAATGATACGCTGCCGAAGTTTATCCAACTCCTCGTTCAGTATATCTTTAACGTCCTTTCTTCTGTCTTCCATAACTAACACATGGGTACTCCTTGAACCTCTTTCAGTTTCAATTCTATTACTATTCCAGTAACATTTACATCCAGCTTATCATAGAAAACGGAATAAGGGACCTCATCGCTTACCCACTCAAACAGCCCGCTCCTATTCAACTCACGGATAAATTGAACTGCATACCCTTTGCACCTCTCAATAACCTCATCATTCTCCACCCCGTCAAAATCAAACGCCGTCTTGTCTACAAAAGCAATCATGCAATTTGGGCAATCTCTTAACTGAGTCCTTGATATGACGAACTTCCCAGATGCAGGAAGCAGATTTATAATGGCCGGCAATGGCATCTTATCCAGCCGAACGTTGGCGGTCACCCAGTTATCAAATAAATAGGTAACTCCTTCCAGCTTCTCTGCGATAGAAGCGATTTTCCTTTCTACACTTATATTCATTGCTTATTCTGATATATTTCTCGTAATCGACGTTCATAACGTATTTTCTCCGCGTCCATATCAAGACACTTGTACACTCTTACCCATGGAACACTCTCTACCTGCTCATGGTCAGTTATCCCCATGCGGGTAGCATAGTAATCCACCAAGCCAAACAACCCGAACGAAAGTTTATCAACCCCAGCACGTCTTTCTTCCGGAGTCGGTGCCACGCTTGTAGTTTCAAAGAGCTTGGTAATACGTTCAACTTCCCTGGTTACCCATGTGGAGAATCCCAAAATATCCGCTGCTTCATACTTCTCTATCTTATCAATAGGCAAACCGAGGACAACACGACATGGAACCATTATACAGTCTATTCCATTGTGTACGGATTGCAGTTCCATCAACTGACCTATGGTGAGGTCGTTCAGAGTCTCCGGAACTCTGACACCTGCGACAAAGTCCGGTTTAGGCAACTTTCCTATCTGCTCCAACAGTTCAGTAGCATTGCTCGCCACGTCACTCAATATCAAAAACTCTTTTACTGTCATATCTGTCCTAATTTTGCTTTTGGTCTTTTAGGTATCGGTTTTATACGGAAAAGCATTGCCATTATCAGCATGTCGAGGTAATCCGGAGAATGACCAAGTATCTCTTTCATTTTCTCCTTGTTAATTATCCCTTTCTTTCGGGTATCAGCATCTATATGGTCTTGCTTCAAAACAGCCAATTCTTCCATTATGCGCTCCCTTTGCGCTTCCGTACATATAACCCTTATCTGCCGATTATTTATTAGTTCTGCAAGCTTAAATGCACATTCAGACTTCAGATTGTCGTACTCTGGATTAACAGGTCGGTTACCACCATGAAATTCTTTGATACCATTCAAATAACTTTCAAGGTAGCTTCCAAGTCCATCACTATCAACTACCATCATGCTACGTGGAATCTTCCACTGTATCATCATGTTTTTAAGGTCCGTCTCAATAGATTTACCCGTGCTATATTCCTGGTCTAACCGGATATAACACACATTACCCACCCAGTGCCCCCCGACAAAGCGGTCGCGTCCTTTCATGGCAAGGTCAGCTGCTCCCGTCGATAAACCAGCCGATATTACATGCTCATTAGTAAATAAGTCGCAAATAGCATCATAATCACAAAGTGCTGTCGGGTCGTTGTCATACTCCCAATTACCATAGTACAAGCGCTCCTTTGTCACTTTGTCCCTGGTATTACGGAGCGTATCTATGTAGTCCTCGGTAGCGTAGGGATTATCCTGCACCAATGCTTGAATAAAAGCGTATGGGGCTTCCAGCCTGCCTTCTTTCCACGGTTTGTAGAACTCACGATAAAGCCAGTTCTTCTTCGGATTGCAAGTGATAAGTATCTTTCCGGATATTCCATACACATCATTCAAGTGCCGTCCTATACGCGTCTTCAAAACCTCAAATGCGAGGTAGTGAACCTGCCCGGCTTCTTCAATCCACCCTCCAGTAAACTCCTTGGAGCCCAATCGCTCATACATCGGGTCTTTGACGGGATAATATGTCAAGTCAAGAAAGATGATTTCCGACCCATTCCCTAAAAGTATACCGTCATTGGTCTGCTTGTAGTCAGTGAATCGATGCCACTTTGCCACCTTGTCGAAAGTGACAGAGATAGACTCACGGCTATCTTTCAAATTATTTCGGCCAGCGAACCATCGAGTGCCCGGGAGATAGTAAGCACATTGCATAAGCCATTCACACCCAAGCCATGACTTTCCACCTCCACCAGCTCCACCATAACACAGAAATTTCGTAACATCGTCACGAAGGTAGTTATAGGCTAACCTCTGCTTTATATTGACCTTATATCCCATTACTTGACTTTCTCCGCATCTTCTGTATATGGTAGAAAATTAAATCCTTTGAACTCTTTTCCTGCATTCGTATGGTCCACTTCCTGCTTGTCAGCAAGCCCTAACTTTCGGGCAATGATATTCGCATTGAAAGCTCCAACGCACGCTCCTTCAAACTGCTGCGTCTCGATGGTTTCCTCTACGCGTGCGATGACCTCCAAAAAATCTTCATCATTCTTATTTCTACATTCGGAACGAAAAGTGCTCCACCACTTGGAAGAAGCACCTACATAAATACAGAAACCGGTTAGGGAATACGGACGGGAAGTCGGGGAAACCTCTTGTTGTACTTGTTGCTCATTGACTGTCTCCACTTTCTTCCCTTTCTTCCTTCTTACCGGAACAGTCTTTTGAATGGCCTTTTTGGACAACCAGGGATTTTCATCACACCATTGGAAATACTCACATGCCGCCTCCCATAAGAGTTCTGGCGTGGAAAAGAGTTTATCCCTCCCATGCTTGCTCCTTAACATCCAAAATTTATTTCCCGTCGGTGCCGCCATCTTATTTCTTCTTGAATCGTTCGTCCAATATCTTAGGAACAGTGTTATTCCAATTAATCACGTGGTGCAATCTTTTCGTTTCCTCGCTATGGCCCATCACGCCCACCTTCACAGAAGACGGCATCATCATAACCGTATAAAAGCTCTTGACATACGTCCCTTGACTCATGTATATATCCGTCATACCTCCTTTATTCTTCTGTGTCTGCTTCTGGTTTAGCGCCACTTGTGGAACCTGCAGAAGCAGACATCCCCTGCTCCCAAGTGTGGTATAGGTGTTCACATCTTCATTAATGCGACCAACGAATTGGAACGGTCTATCTACGGAACAGATGAAAGAATTCATCGCTTTTCGTTTCATCTTCTCGCCTTTCAAAATATCGTTCTCCTTTCCTCCTACAAAATCGCCTCTCTGAGCCATAGCCAAAGTGAGAGCCGGAATACTTTCATAAAAACGTAGCATAGCTTCAAATACCACGTCCAATTGCTTTATTGCCCTCTGTTTGACTGTACCATCTCTGCCGTAAGTAAAAGAAAAAACATCGTAATCATCATCCAGTTCTATGAAGTATTTGTAACCAAGTTTCCTTGCTATCTGAAAGCAAGCATTGCGCGCATAAACAATAGCTCTGCGATCATCAAAATTATCCGCTTCATCAAAAGTCTTTGCAATCTTCGGTTTATCGAACATTACAACGTTTTTATATCTCGCATAATACTCTGCGGCCGCCTTATCTTCATTGTCTATCACATAAACAATTGGTCCCGTATAGCCACACTTCCGCAAAGTCTTATCTGTGATGACGGAATCGGCACGGCCATGCGTCAGTATAAACACTACAAAATCACTCCTCATCTTCGGTATCCTCCAGCATTATTTCATAAATATCCTCCTTGAACCGAGAATAACCGTTCTCTATCGCCTTATCAAAATCTATTATTACCAGTGCAGATGCCTCCATCAGTTCCTGGACTTCTTTCTCTTGATGAACATAGAACTCTGCTATCTGTCCGTAATCAAATACTATATGCCTCAATGCTGCTATCCGAAGAAATTCCGTCACACGGTCCGGGACATCTGAATCGTCTATTGCCGAAAGCAGTTCTTCATATTTACTTTTGTCATAGAGAGAATCTATTTCCGGGCATACAGGGCTTTTAGGCTCATACACCGGAGCTTCAATCTTTTTCGTGTATTTATTCCGGGCATCACTTTCACTATCTACCAGACTATCATAGTCAAAATCAAAGTTTAATCCCCAATCCATCAAAGACTCTGCATTCCACTCCTTCAATAGTTTTTCGTCCCATGTACCATTATTCACGTTATCACGGATAATAATCTCCCGTTCTCGTTCTTCTGTCAACCCATGAAGCAGAACCGTCGGCACGTCAGAAAGTCCTAGTTCCACACTGGCATCATACCGTTGGTTTCCGGCTATAATCACCAGTTCCCCAGTCCGGTCAGAGAGTATGATGGGACGTGCCTCGAAGTAGTCCGGATTACTATGAATAGACTCTTTGAGTATCCGCATCTGCTCCTCTGATATGGTTCTGGGATTGTTACCCAGTTTTTTAAGGTCTTCTATTTTTCTATAAATTATCTCCATTGGCACACTATTTTACGTTACGAAAATAAAGATACCGAATAATCCACGAACGGACTATCTGGTATCAAAGAAGTTACTGACAAGATTTGGCAGAAGATTTTGTTTTAGACAGCAATACCTTAAATAAATCCAAATCTTCAATTTAACAATTACACCGTTAATGGTTAACAAATACATTTACCAGCTAAACCATGTTATAAGATAGCAGCACAAAGGCTCATAATTTGCACAACTCCCACAAATCCGTACATTTGCAATGTGTT